ATCACCCATGACTTTGCCTCAATCGCTGACGGTAAGACCAGAAAGTGGTTCAATGGAGAGTGTTCAGTCAACGTTACTGATTCCATTGTTACTATGACTACTACTGGAGGTACTACGTACCAACATGGTTATCATAAGTGGGACCAAGATGGGGTAATCGTCACGAAATCTGGGGCCGTCAATTACGTTCGCGTTTTTGATGAGCCAGCAACAAAGTCAATGATTTTGTTGCTCACGCCAATTTCTGGAGATTACACATTGAAAGATAACACCCTTGTGTCAACGACTACACCACCAGTATTTCAGTTGACATCAGGAGGTGAAGCAACCCGCCGAGACAGTGACTACTGCATCCGGAATGGGATCTTCACTTATTATGTACCCGTATCCACTATTCACCGAGTTGCCTTTCAAATGGCTGGCAAGCTCCGGGATTAAAAATGGAAGGAAAACCTTTGCTCAATGCTTCGCGGACGATTCCAGATGGACAAAGTACCTCTTGATTGCATCTCCGATGCCGCCGATTTAACGATACTCATTGCTGACCGATTCTCTGTATCCACACGAGATTCTTACCTCAGCAATCCTAATGGATTAAATTTCGTTCAGAAGTTTTTGTTTAGACAACTAATGCCTGTTTTACAAGCATCTAGCCTTCCTTACCTTGGTTGGGCCATTAACCTGTTAACCCGTTGGGCTTCCAGGCAAAAGGCCCCTTGGCTTTGGGATGAAATCACAGTCCACAACTATGAAATCAGTTACCCCAAGCTAGCCACTACATTGCTGGATACTCCGCATATGCCTGTTGAGCCCTTTCGTGCGGCGGGGGAGGATGATTCTTCCCCCGTTGTTGTCGAACAACGCCGCGATACCAGCGAGAACTCAGCAGAATCAAGCAGCGGGCATAGAGAAGAGACTGATGGCCATAGTACCGTTAGTACACCCTGTACTATTGCCAGCTCCCCTAACAAGGAGCGAGATGATAAGACGTATGTTGCCCCGCCATTTCGTGGCGGTGCCAAATCACCCGACACTGGACATACCAGAAGAGTACCGCAGACCACTAACCGAGATGTCGGCCGAGTGGGTAACGGAACTCCTAAGGATAGCCACCCAGTTAAAGGTGCAAGACCCATCAATGCCGTGGGGAAATCATCTAACCGTGTCGAGCTTCAAGGACAGCACGCCGATAATAAAGTTAAAGGAGACCTCTTTCACATCAAGAGTTTGTGCAAGCATCCCGACCACCCAGCCGGACCAAAATGCTTCAGAATCTCTGACAGAGTTCAATCTTGTGTCACCAGACAACAAATTATCGACAGCAGTTCGAACACCAAGCTCAGAAACATCTTCGGTTCAAACTGGAGATGCATCGTCGATCGACCATACAACGTCGACCGACCCAACGGTAAACGTCAGCACACTGGACACCAGCGTCAAAGAGTTTCTAGCTCTGCCGGAAAACCAGTGGTTAGCTCCAACCGACCCTATTCCTTTTCAAGAGTGGGTAAGCCGGTTCAAGGGGCACAGGCAAGAGGAACTAACCCTCGCCCGGTCAGAAGTGACTGGGGCAGGAATTTTAAAGAAGGACAGTCTACTAAAGAGTTTTATCAAGGTAGAAACTTCAACCACCGCAACGGACCCTCGAAACATCAGTCCCAGAAGCGATAAATTCCTGTCAATCCTAGGCCCTTACGTGGCTGCGATTGAGAAACTAGCAAAGCAATGCCCATATTTAGTCAAGGGCCTCACTCCACAAGAGAGGGGACCGCTTATGGCTGAATCATGGAGGGGCGCTATTGTTGAAACTGACTTTAGTCGGTTTGACATGACCGTATCCCGCGACATGATCGTGCATGTCGAGCGCGCGTTGTTCAGGACTGCCTTCCCCGAAGGTCTCCATCCTGAACTCGATATGATACTCCCAATGTTGGAAACCATGACTGGTTTCACTGACCTAGGAGTGTCGTACGAAGTGGAAGGCACCAGAGCTTCTGGTGATGCCCACACGTCAATTGCCAATGGCTTTCTTAATCGTTTCATCATCTGGTCTTGTTTGAGAAAACATGACCCGAGAATATGGTCTTCTTATCACGAAGGGGACGATGGTTTCATTAATTGTGACAATGACATTGTCGATGATGTAGTAGCAAACTTAAACTTTGCTGAGCTCCTAGGATTTAAACTCAAAGTCGTAGTTCCCCCAATACCAGAAGTCTCTAACTTCTGTGGGAGATCTATTTGTTCAGGTTGTCACAGAGAGTTTTGTGACTTACCACGTTCTTTTTCTAAGTTCCACATCACAGTCAAACAAGGCGACTTACGTTGTCTAGCTTTGGCCAAGGCCTACTCTTACCTTTCCACAGACCCTCATACTCCTATGGTTTCTGTGCTTTGTCAAGCTCTTATAGACCACCTTCAGCCTTTGCTTTCATTAAGTAAACAGAAGAAGGTCAATAAGCAGTTTAGGCGCTATGAACTCACCAAAATTCTAGCAGGCAAGAAGACGAGGA